GGGTTCGATTCCCGTACGGACTGTTTTAAAAGTCGCATAAACACTGTGTTTGCGGCGTCTTAAAAAAATTGGTACTCAAAATGGTACTCAAAAATTGAACACAAAAGAAAGGAGTCTGCGCAAGTGCTTTAGATTCTTTTCTGAAAATGGTAAACTTGGAACGCTGTGGCGTTCTTTTTTTTATGCGGTTTTTCTGCTTATTTTTTGCGGAAGAACCGTATTTTTTTATGCAAAAATATAAGCATAGGAGGGATGCGGAATGTTATTTACAGATGAAATTCTTGAAAAAATCTTAACAAGAGAAGATGTGTCAAAGGTTCCGCTTGTGTATCAGTCAGCAATGATTCACGCAATCAAGGAAGTATTGGAGGAAGAGAATGTATCAGATGCAAAATCAGAATATGGCATTTAACCCAAACCCAAGCTATGCCGCTTATCAGTACAACCCAATGCAGAGGTTTCAACAGCCAGAGCCACAGATTCCGCAGATGCAACCACAGTTTCTTGGAATCCAAGGAAAAGTAGTACAGTCGGAATCAGCGATCATGGCGAATGATGTACCTATGGATGGAAGTGTTGCGTTTTTCCCGATGCAGGACATGAGCGCAATCGTTGCGAAACAATGGGATGCCAATGGAACAATCAGAAAGACCGTTTACAAGCCTTTTAATGAGCAGATGGCAGATTCTTCGAGTGACGATAAAAGAATTGAAATAGGGCTGTCTGACGATGCGACAAAGGCTATTACTGACAAATTGGATTGTTTGTTTGGCAAAATGGAAGAGTTGGAAGATAAGTTATCTTCGCAAGCGCAAAGAAAATCTTCACGAACACAAAAGGAGAGTGAGTCTTAATGAATCCTATGCAGATGTTACAGGGAATGAAAAACCCACAGCAGTTTTTACAACAAATGATGGGGAATAAAAGCGTAATGAACAACCCTATGGCTAGAAATGCTATGCAGATGGCACAAAAGGGAGATTCCAAGGGCATTGAGCAGATGGCTAGGAATTTGTGCAAAGAAAAGGGAATTGACGCAGACAAGGCTTTTGAATCGTTTAAAAGTCAATTAGGAATGTGATACTAATTCTTGCAAGATTATGTATATAAAAAATGAATTATGGAGGTAAATTCTATGTTTAACACAGGTAATTGTGCATCCGTTCCGCTTGTTGCGAACATTGACGGAAACGGAAATAACAATGGATGGGGCGCAGAAGGCTCATGGTTATGGTTCATTATCGTTATCTTCGCTATTTTCGGATGGGGTGGATTCGGTAACGGATTCGGAGGAAACGGAATGAATGGTGGTGTCGGAAGCGAAATCCAGCGCGGATTTGATAATCAGGCGGTTGTGTCAAAACTTGATGGCATTACAAACGGACTTTGTGACGGATTCTATGCAGTGCAAACCGGCATGAATGGCATCAACACAAACATTTTGCAGACCGGATTCGGCATTCAGCAGGCTATCAACGCTGATACAGTCGCTAACATGCAGAATACAAACGCATTACAGTCACAGCTTGCTAACTGCTGCTGTGAAACAAGAGAAGCTATCCAAGGCGTAAACTACAACATGGCAACTAACACTTGCGCGTTGCAGAACACCATGAACAGCAACACGAGAGACATTATCGACAGTCAGAATGCAGGAACACGCGCTATTCTTGATTATCTCTGCAATGAGAAAATTTCTAGCTTACAGGCAGAAAATAACGACCTTCGCAGAGCAGCTTCACAGGATCGTCAGAGCGCACTGCTTACAACTCAGATGGCGGCTCAGACACAGCAGATTATCAACGCGGTAAATCCGTCTGCTATTCCGGCATATGTTGTACCTAACCCAAATGCTTATGCATATGGATGCGGATGCAACACAGGATGTGGCTGCTAAAACTAAATAATTGAGTATCTTAATTGAGTTTAACTCGATCATGTCTGCTATGCAGTATTACTTATAACCAAAGGGCAGACTATAATGTTTGCCCTTATTTTTATGGAAGAGAGGTAAAAATAATGGAAGTAACAGGAATTGCATTACAAACCGTTGCCGCTGGAGAAGATGTTGCATTTACAGAAACGGCAGTAAACGGAACAAAATGTATCGTACACAGACAGGGAAGTGGAATTATCAAGCTAAGAGGTATCACCAATCAGTGCAAAGCTAGATTTTTGGTATCGTATTCCGGCAACATTCAGATTCCGACAGGCGGCACAGTCGGAGAGATTTCGCTTGCAATCGCGGTTGATGGAGAGCCTTTGCAGTCAACAAAAATGATCGTAACGCCAGCCGCAGTTGAGAATTTATTTAACGTATCGGCGCAGGCATACGTTGATGTGCCATGCGGTTGTTGCAGTACCGTAGCCGTGCAGAATACGTCCACGCAGGCTATCGAGGTTCAGAACAGTAATTTGATTGCAGTAAGGGAGGCTTGATATTATGCATAAATTTGCGAAACAGATTATGGATTGCGTGAAAGCCCACGTTGACGGCATCGGAATCGAGAATTTTGAAGGACAAAACCTTGATGATCTCAAGGATTGGACAGAGATTGCAAAGAATATCGTATGCTTTGACAAGGACTATAACATTGTTGAAGCTATGAAAAATTCCGAAGATGAAGAAATCATGCGCATGGTGGAAGAATTTGGGGATTATCCGGGAAGAAGATTTTACGACCATTACCGCTATGCAAATGGCAGATTCGCACCGAAAGGACGTGGAACACGCAGAGGATATGTAGAACCTCCATATTATCATCAGATGCCGGAAGATTACCGGGAATGGGAAAATATGTCGGATGCAGAGCGAATGAGAGACCTTGACAGAATGAGTATGGGAAAGATGTATTATTCAGAGCCTATGAGCGGAAATAACGGCATGAGTACCGGTACTCACGATGCAAGAGAGGGCAGAGCCGGTATGAGCCGGAGAAGCTACATGGAGACAAAGGAAATGCATAACGGAAATTCACCGGAAGATAAGGACGCAAAGATGAAAGAACTTGAAAAGTACATGAAATCTCTTTCGGAAGATGTGACAGAACTGTTTTCCGGTATGTCCCCAGAAGAGAAACAGTTGACCAAGACAAAGCTGACTACGCTTGTCACGAAAATGTAATAGAGAGGGCATTTTGCCCTCTTTGTTTGCGAGGTGGTAAATTGTTCACGATAAACAATAAAATGTGGAATTTGGTCAAAGTATCGCGTTACAGCGATATGCTACAGAGAAGTGACGGAAGCAGAACGGTAGGCATGACCGACAGGGACACGAAAACGATATATCTTGCGGATGATTTACGCGGGAAATTCCTTGACCGTGTGTTATGTCACGAATTATGTCACGCGTTCTGTCTTTCGTATAATGTATACATGGATATTGATACCGAGGAAATTGTAGCAGACTTCTTGACTACATACGGAAGAGAAGTATTTGAAATAGCAGACAGACTATTGATTGAACTTATGGAGGTTGTTGCATAATGGATAAAATTTCAGAACTCTTACAGTACGTGCACCGGACGAATCCGGAAATGACTAGGGAAAGGCTGATAGAAGAGTTGAGCAAAAGTGATTATGCTGCGCGGTCTTTGATTTTTACGAAAGAAAACATCGTTGCGCTAGGGCAAAAATAAATCCGGCGGTTTGAATCGCCGCCGGAATTGTGTCAGACTTTCGGAATGTAAGAACCTTTCATTATTTCTATAGCGAGTTTCGCGCCTTCCGTCATATAAAAATCATTATTCTTTGCACAGCAACTAAAAAGCAGTTCCTCAAACTCTGAATATAAATTTTCACTTAATAACCCTTTTAGTTTCTCTGTTAAGGGAGAAAAGTATTCAACAAAAGCATTTCCGGTTTCATTGTCAAGCTGACTTGAACATACAATTTTGATAAATTCATCCATTTTAGTAGTCTCCTTCTTCTGTTAATAAATAGTTGATATATCCTGTCGCAAGTCTGGCAAGGCTTTTACTGCCATCCAACAAATCCAATTTGTACTCTGGTCTATAGCCAAACCTCTGCACATAGAACTTTTCTTCAAGTTCTAAGTCGTAAATGTCAGATAGCTCCACGAGAATCTTGTGATATAAAAATTTTCTCGTCCACCCAAACTGTTCCATGATAATTTTTAATTTCCAATTATTTTTTCTGAACCACGCTCCGCGTGATGCGTCCAATTGCTGTTTTGAAATGTAACAATCTGCAAATAGGTCATCATTTTTCGGCAATGCCGCCTGTGGTTTCTTTATGGCTTTCTCCATATCGTTAAAGCGTTTCACGTATCGGGCAGTAAATACGATGCCTTTTTCTCCGTTGAATTTGTTCGCAAGAAAATCACATCCTAACTTGGTTACTTTGTAGCACTTGTTTTCTTTTCCGGATTCATCTTTATAGGTAGACGGAATGAAATAATCACTCGCACCTAAATTGTGGTGAGTCAAAATTTCAATGATTCCTGCAGTATGTTTTCCCCTTACATCCTGTCCTTCCAATTTTCTTAAAACTCTGTCGTGACGCATTTCCATCATTTCTGCAATCTCTAAAGTAGTGATGGTTTGTTCTATTTGGTTCATGCTTATTCTCCTTTCTGAAAAACAACATTATGTTTGTTTTGAACAACCTCATAGTTGTATTATAAACAACAGTTTATTTGTTGTCAACAATATTTTAGTTGATTTATTGTTTTATTTGTTGTATTCTGTTTCTTGTATAAGAAAGGAGGCGTATGATGTTTACCAAATTATTAAGATTAACATTGGTTGAAAAAGAAATGACAGCTAAAGAGTTAGCCACAAAGATAGGGACAACTCAACAGAACCTATCAGCAAAAATGAAGCGTGACAACTTTTCAGAAAAGGAAATGCGGCAGATTGCGGATGCATTGGGGCTTGATTTAGAAATTGTAATGAAAGAGAAGAAATAAGAAAACCCGCCTAACTGGCGGGTTTTTGATGAAAGAAAATTTTTCCCGCGCCCCAAAAAATATTTCGTAATTTTTTTGTACCCCCCCCTGGGGTAGCGTTTTAGGGTCGAGATTCCATTTTCACGGATTTCCAAAAACGTGTAACAAACGTGCAATTATCTGCGGCATTCCGCAAATAACACAAATACACTATATGTTATGCCATATATAGATAATGCACCGATGATATTTGATAATATCACAGATCACAGGCAAACGCCAGAAGACGCTTGCCCGGCTGTAGTTATAGTCTAGCATAGACCGCATTTTACCAATTGTCAAGATAGTTTTTCCCATCGTACCGGCTGTAAGTGTGTGTTATGCGTTCCGGCTTTTGCGTGATCTGTAACCAATCTCCGCCACGTTGGGCGGTTATTTTGATTTTTGCAGACTCCACCCATTCCATGCCTTCAAACTTCGAGTAGCCGCACGTTTTGCCGGATATTTCCAGATAGCCAAGGGCAGACACCCGGCGCATGATTTCCCTTTTTCCGATATATTCATATTTTCCCATCTTTCACACCTCCTTGCGTTACGTTTATTTGTCAATTTGCGCATGGAAACCGATTTCCATGTAGTCCGCGCTCCCGGAATCGAACCGGAACGGATGCACCAAACACGCGAAATAGGGCGGAAGAGTACCGCCTTAAATTACAACAAAATCCCCTTGGAATCCTGTTGTTATAATCATTTTTCCGTCAGATCTGCGGTACACAACGCCGCATCCGTCCGCAAAAGTTGACCACACGAGCCATCCGGGCGGTGTGAGGTTTTCACCGGTTTTATAATCCAGGAATGAGTAACGCGGAATAACGCCACTTTTTTCTTGATCTAGCGCGTTGTTAATTGCTTGCGATTCTGTCACAAGCACAACGCCGTTTTTTGCGTGCAAAACATAGTTATTTTCATTCATTTTTTATTTCTCCTTTTCAATTTCATAAAACCGCCGCCGGTAGTGATCCGGCGGGCATCCTCTGCGGCGGCTATTGTTCGATTATTTCAAAGCATTTTTGTATTTCTTCTAGGCTGTGGCAGCATTCCCCGCCGGGATAACGATACACAGCCATATAATCGCCACCTCCTAGAGGTTGCATATCTTTTAGATATGCTCTATATCCTCCGTTTCCTTTTATAATCTTTGGGTATCCGTCTTTCCTCATTTTTTCAATTCTTGTCATGTCCTTATTCCTCCATATTTTCAAAATTTCCCGGTGATCCGGGTAAAAGCAAGCCGGGGAATCGAACCCCGGAAAAGCCGGCCTTGCTTATGCGATCGCTACAAGTCTATCATTTCGCATTGTTCGCGTGTATTCTTTCCCACTTTTGTCGCAAACAATAACGCATCTGACGCTTTTCCCGCTCTTGGTAGGCTCAACGCTCTTTATTGTTTCTGTATAGCCAAAATTCCAAACTGTAATCATTCCGGGCTTTAATTCTGCCGCCGGAATTGCTTTTTTGTGGTGTGTGTATTCCTTGTAATTTAATTGTTTTCATAATATCTACCATCCTTTCGTTGTTTGCTTGTCTCATCGGTGGCAAGGTTGCAACCCTACACCAGACCGCCGGGCGGCGGTTTCGACTATTCGCAAATTCTGCGGAAAATTTCAATTGTGAGTTCTGCGGCGGCTCTTTTTCTGTCGGACGTGTAGCCGTGGCGTTTGCTCTTTAGGGCTTTTTCTGCTTGCTTAAGGTTTCCAATGCCCCAAGATGCCGCTTCATCAAGTTTTTTCCATTCGCCCGGTGTAACTTTTACGGCTTTAAGTGTTGCCGTGTTAATCTCGTAGCTGTTTTTGTCTTCCGGGTGTAAATCTTCGCAAACCGGAATATATTCATGCGTTCCCATGTTTTCGCCGATATTCCAGACAAAAAAGCGAACCGGGATTTTCTCAACGATTTCAAAAATATCAGTTTTTTCACAAAGCGTAGAAGTGCTATAAATTTTGTTGTTTTCAAATTTTAACGTTTTCATATTTTCCCTTTCTGGTCTGCCATCATCAGAGCCGGGAGACCATCCCGCGGCTGACGCTCCAGATCGGAGCGTTTCGGCTAATTAAGGCTATTTAATTCAATGCATTTCCAGTTACAATCCTCGATTGATCCGGTAAATACGATTTTGCCGTTTCCGTTGATTTTTTCGACAACACAAAATCCGAAATAGTCGTTATAAGTAATATAGTATTCTGCCATTTTATTTTCCTCGCTTTCTGTGCTTCATTTGATACTTGTATTATACAGAAATTAAGCACTAAAGTATATAGGCAAAACATACAAAATTAAGCACTAATATTATATCAGAAATTGTGTATTATTATTAAGCACTAATTATCTATTGACAATTAAGCACTAATTATATATAATGTAAGAAAAAATACGGAGGTGCAGAAAGATGGACGAAAACACAAAAGCAGAAAAGAACAGACAAGCGGTAAAGAAATGCATGAGTAATAAAGATAGAATAAACATTATATTACCGCTTGGAACGATAGAAAGAATCAACTCATACGGATTAAAGACAAGCGCATTTGCTAGGGAATTGATTCTTGCGGAACTCGATAAAATGGATAGAATGAAAAAATAATAAATTAAGCACTAATTATCTATTGACAATTAAGCACTAATTATATATAATGTAATCAGATCAAAGAAATAGAGCACCGAAAGGAGAAGGGAACATGATTAAATGGAAAGCAACAAGCGTGAATGGACTCGTAAAATACGAACAGGAATCAGAAAGCTTCAAAGAGCTTTTTGATGAACTGGACGAAAGGGGAATAATTAGCGATCCAGATTTCCCCCTTTATGATACGGCACTCTTGGAAAAATACGGGAAATCATTTGATGATGCCGGTTTTAAAGACGAGAGTGGCGAACTTGATTACGAAAAAGTAGATGATTTTCTGGATGGAAAGAAATTGTCTGACAAGGAACTGTATGAGTTAATACTTTCCAGGAACGGAGAAGCATATTATCAAAAATTTATGCGCGAAAAAGAAAATCAGATTGTTGAAATTGGGGAATCTGATTTTGATGAAACCGGCAAATACAAGTTTTAAAAATGCCGGTGGATTATCCACCGGCAAAAGTCACGTAAATTTGAATAGGTACTAAACCTAATCTTCCAAAACTTACGTGATTTAGAATAACATGTAATAATTCAAAAGTCAAGAAAATATTTTAACAACATTTATATTAACCAGACAAGAAAGAGAGGAAAACATAAAATGAAGAACTACAAAGAGTACGAGAAAAGGTTTATAGGGGCAAGCGATATTGCGGCATTAATACTTGTTGGATGCGACGAAAACGGGTTGAAAACAAGCACTCTTGATTTTGGCGAAGACGGAAGCTATATGGCATACGTCGTTGACGAGGACGCGGAGATAGGTGCGCATTATAAAAAAGTAGCTGATTTTAAGCACTGGCTTAAGATTTATGATGACGACGAATTGACATACCGGATTAATGCACAGGAGATAAATATATATCGCGCCGGAGATTTTGGCTGTATCATACAGACGATCAGCAAACATTAAAAGAAATCGAGTGGGAAAGATTAAGAATCTGACCCACTCATTTTCATCACTGAGAATATAATTGTTTCAATCCCTGTCCACCGGAATCGCTGGTGGAACCACAACGGCATGCATCCATGCCGTGCGACATATTCATAGTCTATCATCAGATCGGACAAAATGCAAGTAGATATTTTCAAACAAGGGCAGCTTTTCCGGCTGTCTTTTTCTTTTTACCATATCCAAAAAATAAACAACGTGTCCGGTCATATCTTACAAAATCTCCGAAAAACCGTAAACAAACTATAAAACTTTTCTTAATTTTTTATAAACAAGGCTAGGTGTATTAGGTCTTTGACAAGTTCAAAAATGATAGAATAGTATCAGTTTTTACAAAAAATCGTCTGACAATCGTCTGACATAACACGACACAATCGCCTGACGTCGCCTTTTCAGAACTATGTTTCTCTTTCTCTCTCTTTTTCTTAATCTTTTAAATTAATAATAATATACTGTATCTAAAGCCTATAGATGTAGAGTAAGTGTATATCCGCATATGCGCGCGGTGTAAGTATATAATACCACCGTAAAAAAATTAAGGCTTGACTTTAAACCCGGAAATAGTGTATACCAAAAGCAGAGAGGAATAAAACGGATTGGAGGTGTGAATATATGCAGGATGTAAAGAGTGTAGAGAATGTAGATCTTACAACCCTTATAGTGGATCTAGGTACAGTACAGATATACACATCAACTGTACAGGATTTAATAGACAACGCTTGTATAGAATTTCACATCGAAGATTTGTTAAAAGCTGGACAGAGACAATGGAAAGCTGTTATGCAGTATGTTGGTATGCATTTATTCCCGGATACATCGGTACTAAAAGACAAGAGTCTAAAACCTCTTGGTAATGCAACTATACCGACTAATTGTAACAGATACGACAGAGAGGTATTATATAAGCTTTGTGATTATTATATATATATCTCCAATGTGTACAGCAAGTTGGTAAGTACAGTAGCATTTAGTTATTTTTGTAATATACCTACTACAACATTTGACCTTTGGAAAGACGAGGAACCAAGTTCGTTGGCTTTTAAGATTTGGCAAAAATTACAACGATCTCGCAAGGATTGCATCCTTGATAGAGCGTATGACTCCAACAGTCCAGTGGGTACTATGTTCGTGGGCAACAACGAATTTGGCATGAATCAGCCAGGAATTGGCGATAATGCCACCCAAAGAAGGGCAATCACAGCGCAGGAACTGCCAAGGCTGGACGAGAAAAAGAGCCAAGAATTGCACGCAATTGATACACAATTCACAGATGCAGTGGCAAATAACACGGTTTAAATTGTGTGTGATTATTCTACAATTCGCAAATGCAGTAATATCAAGGGGTGTAGCGTTTTAACTATTCGTGAACTATTCGGAAAAGTTAGGTTTTGCGAATAGTTACAAGGGTATGACGTGAATTGTATTAAAACAATTTGGTTTTCACACAATGACAACAAAACGAAACGGAAAATATTTTATATTTCCATGTTTTCAGAAAAAGGATGGGGAGGGGGGTCTGACAGAAAGACCACCGGGCGGCTACTAAGTTCCTCAAATACCTCAAAAAATAAAAAGCCGCTTACAACACCCATTGACTTTCACTGTAAATAGGCTATAATAAATTTATAACAATTCACTTTCACGTTGCGAATCGCAACTACATTTCCAAAAAATTTTTAAAAACAAAAAGAGTGTTTCGGACAGGAGAATGATATATGACCGGAAATGAGTATCAGAAATTAGCTATGAGGACTTGCAATATTCCGTATGACCGTAAAAAAGACATGCTTAGGCACGCCGTATTTGGGCTGGCATCCGAAGCTGGAGAGGTATCCGGAATTTTGCAGAAAGAGTACCAGGGGCATGAGATCGACGATCAGCACATAAAGAAAGAGCTTGGGGATTGCCTGTGGATGATTGCAGAAGCATGCACTGCGTTTGGATTTAAAATGGATGATGTTATGCAGACAAAATTGACAAGCTAAAGGCAAGATTTCCAGATGGTTTTGATGTTGAAAAGGATTTACACCGCAAGGATGGTGATGTGTAATGACAGAGCGTAAAGAATGTTGCGGCACCCGTAAATATGGCTTATGCGTCAAGACAAACGGTTATGTTTGTTCAAACGGCGAAAGCGATTATGCCGCTGATTTCGTAGAATACAGCCATTCATGCGATTTCTGGGAGCAGAAGCAGGGAAAACGGAAATGAATGAAACATTGATGAAAACCGAGTATTCCACGGCTTTTGATGAAAAGCGCAAAGGTCTGATTGAGCAGTCGTATTACAAATACGGACCGGCAAGAATGAACTTTTCCACCGGAAATGTTAATGCGGTTGAAAGTTTGAAAATGTGTCTTGCAAAGTTTGAAGAGACCGGAAACCTTGAATACCTGTGCGATGTTGCAAATTACGCTATGTTCCGGTTTATGTTTCCACAGCAGGGCGAGTATTTCGAACATACGGACTCTGATTCATCTGCCGGGATCTTCGGTATGAGCGTAAATGAAATGGAACGATTCAAACAGGAACACAGCTTTGAGGATGGGAGATATTGATATGATTTTAAATATAATCGCTACGGCGATAGATGCCCTTGTAATACTTGGACTTATGGGAGGACAGGTAAAACAAAAAGACAATTCAAACGCAATTGGTTATTTGCTTTCATACGCGATCTTTGCAATGAATATTATGGTCATTTGGAAATGATGGGCTATCGCCAAACGGTAAGGCACAGGATTTTGATTCCTGCATTCCGGGTTCGAATCCCGGTAGCCTAATCGGTTGCATGTTGACGTTTCATGTAGCCACGTATGTTTTCCATACGTACTTGAACCCTTGGTTGAGTGATTCAAGCATTTGGGTTCCTCCTTTCGCCACTAGGACGATTCTGTTAAGGACGGTGCGAGACCGTCCGGTGGTATTCTATCATGCGTCTATCCCACGGCGCATGATCGTGTAACGCATAGCACGTAAAACATATTGCTAACCGTCTCGTGGCGGTTATGATTGGTTAGTCGAGTGGTAAGACACCACCCTTTCATGGTGGTAACACGAGTTCAAATCTCGTACCAATCATGGGCGATGTTGCCAGTACACCCCTAGTGTGTTTGTTACAGAAATACAGGTGCTAATCAATATACCGGTTAAACTTAGCACAGGGAACTGGATTGAGCGGTTGCCATTCAAAAGATGGCGCCAACCGCTGACTAAAAGAAACTTGCACTTGGGGTAGTGTGGAGCAAGTAAAAAACGGAAACTGCTCGGCTATGCAGATATGGTGTAATGGTATCACAGGAGATCGCTAATCTCTCCAACGAGTAAAATCGTTGTCAAGGTTCGAGTCCTTGTATCTGCGCTCTTGCCCGAGCGAAAATCCTAGGTATGCCTTGGGTGTTGATGTGTGACGGAATAGGTAAACGGAATTGTCGTAGAGAATTGGTTGAAACCGACAACATAGATGACCAGATTGTACACTCCTGCGTGGTGCAAATCCACGCCACATCAATTCCTTATCTTCACTTAGTCTGGCACTACTGCAATAGTTCAGGTCGATGGAAGATGTATGGATGGTAAGCGGTATCATTGGAAACAGAAACCCCTTCCGTGATTAGAAATTGCAGATTTGAAAGCGGTTGGCATGGTTTTGGCTGACAGGGTTCGATTCCCTGTACCGCTATTCGATGATGAAAACATTGTGGAATATTTATATCAAACAAAAGACACGGAATCTCACGAGGATTCCGATTTTTGCTATGATTGAGGTGTGATATGTGTGATTTTTGCAAAAACATAGCAATGGATAATGACGAATATTATGAAAAAAGATACGCTGGTGGAGATTTTATTTTCAAAGACGAAAATGGATTTGGCGTGTTAATCGACACAGGAGACAGCGGTTGTCTTGGATATATAAAAATCAATTATTGCCCTATGTGCGGTAGAAAGTTGGTATAATATGTGTGAATTTTGCGATGGTAAAAAGAAAATCATTGATTGTAAAGGAAATTTAGTCCTTTTTGGAGCTGAAAATAACATGATTTTCGACAATAGCGATGGAAAAGAGGTTGCAGGAGCCGTAAAAATTAATTTTTGCCCTATGTGCGGTAGAAAGTTGGTGGAAGAATGAAAGAAACTATTTTATATATTTCCAAAACGGAAAAAGATATTATTAGTTTTTTAAAATATCTTCAATCAAAACTAGAAGCAGAGCAAAAGGAATGTACCATGGATGAAGAACATAACGTTTTAAAAGTACCAAAATATTACGATATTGTCGGAAAGAGCATTCACGGAAACATGCTTGGTACAGGCTATGGATATTGCAAATATTATTGTTTTTCGGAAGCGTATGATAGAAATAAATACAGCGATGCAGAAAATGAAAAACTTAAAGATATTCTTATGCACACAAGAGAGGGTGCGGAGAGAATATCAGGACTTGATATTTTATGTATGCTAGGGTTAGTTTGAAAGTCGGTGGAATGATGAAGAAGGAAAAAGAAATTTTATGCACATGTATTAATCATGAAAATTGTCCATTAGACCCGGTTAGTTGCGGATGTTCAATAGAAACTACGACTTTTGAAGATGCTTGTATAGGTAAAAGAACATTCATTCCGGGAATCGAATGTGATAAGTGAGGGTGGTTCATATGAAACATCAAAAAGAATGGCGCACTTGCGATAGGTGCGGTGCTGAAATTGAAAAGCCTAAAATATGGTATGACCGAATGTTCCCTTATCTAAGAACCGTAAATTTAAAAAGACCTATGTGTTTCAAAGAAATATCTGCAGAAATTGAACAAGGGAGAATAGAGCCGGTTATAAGCAGAGACGGTATAGACAGTATTATATTGGACGAATACTATTGCACAAAGACAAAGCAAATTGACTTATGCCCTAAGTGCAGGAAAGATTTTGAGGAGTTTATGAGAAATGACAGTTAATATGGGAACCCAAACCTATGGAATGAGCCGCAAGCAAGCAAAAGCTATTCTTGGAACGGCTAAGAAACTTGCAAATTGCAACATATACGGCATTGAAAAAGGCAATGTGGTGATTATGCTGAATGAAAAGTATGAGGACGATATGAGCCTTAAAGAAGCCGTAGAGGAGTATAAGAAGAAAGGGTTCAAGGTGCATTGGAAATGAAAATAATCAAAGAAGGCAGCCTTAGGTACGAAAGAAAACCTTTAAAGTTTGAGTGTAAGAATTGCAAAACCGTTTTTGAAGCGGAAAAGACTGAATATGAATATTGTGGAGATCAAAGGGAAGGCGATAACTACAAGTGTGAATGCCCATTGTGCCACAAAATGGTATATTACAATTAAAAGACAACCGGCTAACAAATTGAGTTAGTCGCTAACCTAGAAAAATTATAGGCAGAGGTCAAGGCACTTCTGCTTTTGCGGAGGTGCTTTTTATTTGGCTTCAAAGCAGTTAATCAATGCAGTAAATGGATATGAAAATTACATACAGAGAAAAGGCGTTGATGAACAGGTAATAGATGCCCTTTTGAAAGCGTGCAATGTAGCGATTCGGACGGAAAAAGACGTTGACTATGGATTGGCTATAACCGAAAGAACAAAGGCTTTAATCAACGAATTTACGCAGAAAAATGCGGGCGGTATCATATGGGAACTTGAACGATATGCGCAGGATCACGACATTAAAGGTGGATACAAACTTGTGGATCAGTTCTATGAAGTCTTGCGATTAGAGAGCTTTTATCGTTTCGAGAGCTTCATCTACTTTATGGAGCGCAAAAGAAATTGGAGCAAACGGTTTTATTATCCGCGCCGCAAGACGCTGAATATAGTCGCCAACGATCTTGAAGATTTGGAAAACCGAAAGATTAAATTTTACGGATTGTCAATGCCATCGCGTGTCGGTAAATCGACTATCTGTATTTTCTTTCTTGCGTGGGTGGCTTTGCGCAGACCAAACAGCCATAGTGCTATGGGTGGTCACTCTGGTATTTTGGCAAAAGGATTTTACAAGGAACTGATGAATCTTTTTACCACGGAAGAATATACCTTTGCGGAACTTTTTGCTTATTGGCATCCGGAATACGCAAACGCATCAATTCCGACAGACAAGAGCGCGGACGAATTTACGATCACGCTTGGAGATCCGGACAGATTTGCAACCGTAACGTGCCGTGGTATTGATGGAACATGGACAGGAGCGGTCGATGTTTCAAAAGACGGATATTTGTATGTCGATGACTTGGTTCGTGATCGCGAGCATTCATTAAGTCCTACTCGAATGGAAAACACATACCAAGAGTATCTAAACAAGATGGTTGACCGTAAAAATGACGGTGCAAGAGAATTGATGGTTGGTACTCTTTGGAATGTTTTAGATCCATTAGAGCGCATGAGAAAGCAATATGAGCATGATCCGCAATACCGGTTCCGTAAGATTCCGGCACTTAATGAAAATGACGAAAGCAATTTCGCATATGAAATCAACGGATTTTCCACGGAATACTATCGAGATATGCGAGATAAGCTTGACAATGCCGAATGGATGGCTAAGTTTATGCAGCAACCATATGTCCGCGAGGGATTGCTTTATACTGATTTGAGATTATTTAACGGAATCCTACCGGATGGAGATTTCCGGCGCATCGGAGTTGTGGATGTTGCCTGGGGCGGCGGCGATAGCTTGTCAATGCCGATTGGAGCAGAATATGAAAATGGTGATGTTTATATTTACGATTGGGTATTCAACAAAGGACCGAAAGAGGTAACGATTCCTCTTGTTGTCGGACGAATTATCGGGAATGAGATTCGGCAGACAAGATTTGAGGGGAATACCGGAGGAGATCTGTATTGCCAATATGTAGATGAAAAGCTGCAGGAACAGGACTATAAATGCTCATGCACAAGCAGAAAAGCACCAAACAAGGTTGAAAAGTTATCGAAGATCATAGCATATTCTGGGGATATTAAGAGAAAATTCATATTTCTTGATACGCACCGTCCGACACAGGAACAAATGAAGAAAGATTCAGATCTTGGAGTAACAAGATATTATAGAAATGACGAATATCAAGCGGCTATGGATGAACTCTCTATGTTTGTAAGTATTGGCGGTAATGAACACGACGATGCGGCAGACGGCTTAACTCAGCTTGAAATGTTTATAGAAAACCCAAACAATACCGCAAAGGTAGAAGCGGCAGTAAACCCATTCAGGAGGTATTAGGATATGACAACAGACAAATATCTTTCACAGATAAGCAGAATTGACCATGCGATCGCAAATAAGCTGGAAGAAATCAAAAGGCTATCCGATATGGCAACATCTATATCCATATCTCCGAAAGAGGTGGATGTGCAATCATCCGGCAATCCTGACAAAATGGGGAGCGCGGTATCGAAGATTGTTGATCTGCAGAATGAGATTCAGACGCTTGTAGATGAATTGGTTGATAAAAGACGGATTATCATATCGCAAATTGACAGTATGGATAATACAGATGTATATATCGTGCTTTCATCACACTATGTCAATGGAAAAGATTGGAACTTGATTTCCGTTGAGATGAAATATTCATACAGGAACATTATGAAACTTAGGAAAAGAGCACTGCAGGAGTTTGAAAGACGTTATGGACAGCTTTATTCTGAAAAGAGTGCATAAAAGTGCACAATAGTTCACATTCTTTCACAACATTTCCCAAAACTTGCATGGTATACTAAAAGAGTAGAAAAACAAAATCCTACAACCCCAAAAGCATATAACCCGTAAAAGACACTGTCAGAAATGGCGGTGTTTTTTATTTACAAGAAAGAGGTTGCCATGAAAAAAGTAACTATATATTGCCCGGATTGCGGAAGAATTGCCGGGCATTACGATGGGAGATCTACGATAGATCATCCGTGCAAATGTAAAAAATGCAATCATATTGTGATTTATCGCGTGGCAACAGGCAAGATTGAAACGAAGCCAATACCAAAACGCGCTTGCAGTAGTGGAGTTTTATTTATATGAATACACAGTATTTTCACGACCTTGTAAAAGGCAGATATGGAAGAAAAATTGCATATGCTAACGTAGAACAGATTACGGCAGACAATATCGTAAGTGTTGTCGGAAACTGCATTGGTGCATTTTATTTCAACAAGACGATCATTCGTTATCTGTGGAACTACTACAAGGGCGATCAGCCTGTATTGTACCGAACAAAGGTACAGAATGCGGATATAACCAATAAGGTGTCTGAAAACCATGCCTATGAGATTGTTCAATTCAAGGTTGGTCAGACTTACGGTGAGCCAATTCAGCTTATCAGTAGGAAAGATGATGATCGGATAAACAATGCGGTTGATGAATTTAACGATTATCTGACCGATGCTAATAAACAGGAAAAGGACATTAAGGCAGGAGAGTGGCAATCAGCAACCGGAACGTCATTTAAGGCAGTGCAGATTACAAAAAATGGAGATATACCATTTAGAATTGTTGCACCAACACCAATGAACACTTTTGTTATCTATAGTCGTTCCACAGAAGAACCACTTTTAGCAATCCAAGAGCTTAAGGATGCTGATGGACAGATGTATAAGCTCTGCTACACGGACTCTTACGAATGCAAGATTGTAAACGGAGAGGTTCGAGATTGGAAACTGCATGGCTTTGGTGGAATCCCAATTGTTGAGTTTCCGAACAACCATGAGCGCATTTCTGATATTGAGCTTGTGATCGGGCTATTGGATGCAATCAATACAATGCAGTCAAACCGAATGGATGGCGTTGAGCAGTTTGTTCAGTTTTGGATAAAGTTTGTAAATTGCGACATTGAACCGGAAACCTTTGAAAAAATGAAGATTTCCCATGCGCTGACGGTAAAATCCAATAATGAGCAGAATAAATCAGATGTTGACATTATGACACAAGAGCTGAACCAGACAGAGTGCCAAGTTGCAAAGGATGATCTGTGGGATAATGCACAGTCCATTCTTGCCATACCAAATAAAAACAACAATAATTCCGGTGGAGATACACAGGGAGCGGTTGAGCTTAGAAACGGATGGGATTTCTCGAAGTCGAGAGCCAAACTAAAAGACTCAATTGTAAAGTCAGCAGAAAAAAGACTTGCGAAAGTTGTTTTGAATGTGATTCGTATACAGGATCACGATTTGGGATTGAGTTTGCGCGACTTTGATGTTCAGATAAACCATAGCCCGCAAGACAATATGTATACCAAGTCGCAGACATTATATCAACTTTTACAAGCCGGTATTCATCCGCTTGTTGCAATTAAATCTGTCGGGCTTTGGGGAGATGCGGAAAAGACATTCCTGTTGTCAAAGCCATACTTGGATAATCTGTGGAAAACCATTGATGATGTAGAAGCACAGGAGCAAAAAGCACAGGAATTGATAAATAAAATGAATACAGATGGCACGCAGAGCCAAACAAACAAAGATAAGACAGTCACCGAGTAATCGGCAGCTGTTTTTATTTTATAAAAATTCGCAAAGTTGTGAGCGTAAAAATCAACAATGTCGTTCGGTGTCGTTGCACCGTATAAAAATTCGTATGACATATCGGAGGTAATGAATGAAGAGAGAAGATCTGATTGCTATGGGATTAAGCGAGGAAAACGCGGACAAGATCATGGCAGATTACGGAAGTTCCGTACAGAGAGCCAAAGCAAAGGCTGACGAGTACAAGACAAAGGCTGACAAAGCAGAAGAGTTGCAGAAGCAGCTCGATGATATCGAACAGGGAAAGCTCACGGAAGTCGAGCAGGCAAATAAGAACCTCGAAAAAGCCAATGCGAGAATCGCGGAACTTGAAAAAGCGCAGGCAATAGCCACGCAGAGAGCCAATGCCGCATCTAAATTTAATGTTACCGCAGAGCAGGCAGTGCAAATTGTAAAAGACGATGGCAGCTTTGATTATGACGTTCTTGGAAAGATTATCTCTGAAAAAGAGACCGCCGCAGCACAAGCCAAGGAGCAGGAGATTGCAAAAGGCAGTACGAATCCGGGAGGTGGCACGGCTGGCGGCGATAAAGCCGGTACAGATAATAAGACAAATGCTGAAAAGATAGCAGAAAGCCTTATATCTAACGCACCTAAGAACAATGACGTTTTATCACATTACATTCAGCAATAACAGGAGGTAAGAAATGGCAAAGGAAATGAATATGCAGTATGAAAAGACTTTATACGCAGGAGATGTTCAGATTTTAAAGAGAGAGCCTAATGAAGCAATCCCATTAACGCTTGATTTTGATGGTGTAACAACTAAAAACGCACAGGGCAAGAAGATTGTCAAAGCAGGTACTCCAATCGGAGCAAATGGCAAGGCTGACAATACAGCTACAGTAGTGGGCATTTTGAGATTTGATGTAACAGAGGACAGACCACAAGGAGTACTGCTCAAGAAAGCATACCTTAACACGAAAGTAGCAGAAGCAAATTCCGGTGTTACATATGACGCAGCAGTTAAAACAGCTCTTCCAATGATTGTATTTGAATAATAACAGGAGGTAAATAGATGTTAATCAATGAAGTATTAGACAGTAAGTCTATTGCATTATCGGCAACAGAAAACGCTAGTAATCAGATACCTTATCTTGGTTTACAGTGGTTTCCAGAAAGAAAGAAGCAGGGACTTGATTTAAGTTGGATTAAGACACACAAGGGTTTACCGGTTTCGCTTGCACCATCTAACTTTGACACAATCCCAACTCTTAGAGCTAGAGGCGGATTAAGTAAGGAAAAAACGCAGATGGCATTTTTCCGTGAGGGAATGACAGTTGGTGAAGAGGAAATGCTTGAAATCGAGCGTATTCAATCAGAAGACGACCCTTACCTTGCGAGTGCTTTATCAAGCGTATATGACGATACTAACAACCTTGTAAGCGGTGCGGAAGTTGTACCGGAGCGTATGAGAATGTCGCTTCTTTCTACAAATGCAGGTCATCCGGTAATTGCTATTGTAAGTGATGGCGTTCAGTACGCTTATGATTACGATAAGGATGGCTCATACGCAAAAGACCATTACGCAAAGTTATCCGGCACAAGCATGTGGAGCGATACAGCTAATTCAAAGCCACTTACAGACCTTAACAATGCAAGAAAGAAGTTACAGAAGCAGGGTAAGATTGCTAGATACGCACTTATGAACAGCAATACATTCCAATATCTGCTTGACAATGCACAAATAAGAAACTCAATTCTTGCACAGAACCTTACAGCAACTATTGAGGTTGACGATGATACTGTTATTTCGGTGGTACAGAAGAGGGCGAAGCTCACTATCGTACTTTACGATAAGATGTACATTGATGATGATGGCAAAGAGCAGTACTTCTACCCGGATAACAAGGTTACACTTCTTCCAGAAGGCAGCCTTGGAAGCACTTGGTTTGGCACTACACCGGAAGAAAGAACTGCAAGACAAGTAGCTGATGTTGATGTAACAACATATGGTGTAGGTATTACAGTCGCTACAAAGACAGAGTATGGACCACCTATGAAGATGTCAACATTTGCATCTGAGGTTGTACTTCCATCATACGAGAATATGGATAGCACATTCGTATATGAGGTTCATAGCGAAGAGTAGGGGGTGCAACTATGAAATATCCATATATAGTGATTCATAATGGTAAATGGTACAACGCAGGAGAAGAGGTGCCGGAGAGTAATTCTCCGGTATCTTCCGTTGGGTATACAAAGACCGAAATCAACAGAATGAGTACCGCAGACTTGCAAAAACTTGCCACAGAGCAGGGAATTGAAAACGCAAAAGCGACAAGCGGCGCGGAGCTGAAAGAAATTCTGATTGCAAAATTTAATCTGTAGGAGATCGCTTATGTCATACACACTTGTCGAACAAGTAAAAATTCGTTTACAACAATTTCATATAGAAGAAGTAGAGGACGAAACAACCGGGGAAAAGTCCGATAAAGTTGTGTTTGATGAAAAAGAATGTAATCCTTTGATTGAACAGCTTTTAGAGCAGGCAAGAAAAGAGATTATCAGCAGACGGAACTATCCGGACACATACACGCAAGACCAGATTGACAGTGATGTTAAGAATTATGAAAACATTATGGTCAATTTGGCAGTGTACGACCGGTCGCAGGCAGGAGAAGCATACATGGCAAGTTTCTCCGAAAACGGTGTGAGCCGGACATGGAAAGACCGTGAAAGCCTTTTTGTTGGAGTGTTTCCGTTTGTAAAAGCAATGTAATTAAAGAAGATTGAGCGTGACCATTATGGTTGCAGGCGGCGCACATTAAGCGGTGGTGGGCAGTGCGTCAAAAGGAGATTCAAATGAAAAGTATTTTGATTCAAACTTATCTCGTGGCACTGCCAATAGTGCTTGGATATATAGTTTGGCTTCTTAAACAGCAAAAGAAAAGCAGGGATGCGAACAGCAAAGGGACAATGCTCCTTTTGCGCGTCCAGCTTATTGAATACCATGCAAAGTACACCAGAATCGGAGAAATACCGTCATATGCCTATCAAAACTTCTGTGAGATGTATGATGCGTACCATGCGTTAGGTGGAAATGGAATGGTTACGAAAATGAAACATGAGATTGAAGAGATTCATATAGGGAAAGGAGATAAAAGCCATGAGGAATTGGAAGGATTGGACTAAGAAAGCCGGCATCCGAGCAATCAAGACTGTTGCGCAGGCAGCGATTGCCGGAATCGGAACGGCGGCATTTATGGGCGCGGTGGATTGGAAATATGTTCTTTCTGCATCAGTCCTTGCCGGAGTGTTATCGCTTCTGACAAGTGTTGCCGGAATCCCAGAGGAAAACACCAATGCTTGACATTAACAAGCAGGAAATGAAGTATTCTCAATCCGGTCAGAGGGTATTCATCCCACAAACTGACAAAAATGGAGATATTGTCTATGAAGGGTACAAGGATTCCGATGGAAACTTTGTACCTTATTTAGATTCCGAAGGCAACAAGATTCCAAAAGGCGAGGAAGTTGAAGGGTTTTCAGAACCTACGACATTCCAAGCCAATATCAGCAATAAGTTGTCAGAAGCCCTTGTGAAAGAATTTGGAATTGATGATAGTACATCATACTGTCAGCTTGTCACGGATAAGGGATATTTGCCACTGAAAGCCGGTGATGTGGTGTGGAAACGTTCGGAAGTCAAACGCACTGATGATGGACTTGTGGATTCAGAAACCGCAGATTACATCGTAAAAGGCGTTGCTGATGAAGGACTGATCACGGATTTGTTTCTTCTTCGGAAGAATATTAAGTAGGTGATTGTATGAAAAAGAAAACTATTTCAATGACACTATCCACTAAGTCCATACAGGCCGCCATAAAGGAATTAGAACAGTACCGCGATAGTTTACAGGCTAAATGCGATTTACTTGTTTCTAGGCTTGCACAGATAGGTCAGACGGTGGCAATACAACGCATATCGGAATCCCCATTAGGGAACACAATAACGGTAAGGGTAGATAAAGCACCGCAGCTAATGACCTCAAACGCGATTCTGATTGCAACCGGAAAAACGGTAACGTCAGAAGATAGAGAACCGTTCTATACTTTGTTGGCGGTAGAGTTTGGAGCCGGTATTTTTTATAACTCCAAAGAGAACCCGAAAGCACCGGAACTTGGATTCGGTGTCGGAACGTATCCGGGACAAATACACGCTTTTGAAGATGGTTGGTACTATTGGGACGATAAGACCGAAACATGGCGTTATACCCACGGTATCAAAGCCACAATGCCAATGTATAATGCGGAACAACAGATTATTCAACAGTATGTAAAGATTGCAAGGGAGGTATTCGGTGGAAAATGAGTTAAATAGTTGGGCACTTGATTTTGAAGATACCGTTTACCGATTGTTGAAAGTTTACATGGAAGGCAAAGAAAGCGGAATCAAGGTAACACAGGACGATGAATCAAACGGAACACCTGTTTTTCCAACACTTCTTATACAACAGATTGGATTTACAGAAGCCGGGAGAGATACAGAGTCTTATTTTATTAACGCAATTCGCCCAACATTTCAAATTACAATAACAAATAAAGGGAAAAGAGAAAAGATTAAGGACATTGCAGAGTATGCAGTGTCCTTTTTTAAATCAAAAAATTTTGATGTGTCAAATGCTGTGTTCACGATTTCCAAACAAGTGCGCACGGCAACTTTTCGCGTATCGCGAATTATTGGAGCGTATGAAAATTTAGCATAGCCGCAAGGCAGAAAGGAAGCAGAAAATCATGGCATCAACAAGTTATAAGTCGCGTGTGATTATTAAAGAGCACACAGCGGAACAAGCCGACTTTGCAGGGACTTACAACCTTTTACTTGCTGCAAAGTCTATTCCATCTCCGGCATCTCCACCAAACACGGTTGAGTCAACCACGATGGAAGACCCACAGCAGACATTTGAGAAAGGTATTAAGACAGCGGATTCCCGGGAAATCACCGGAAACCTTGCAAAAGAATATCTGGAAAACATCGAAAAGCTGGGAGATAAAAAGGTTGACATTATCCACCTGTACGGTACAGATGGAATCGGTGGCGTGGCAAAATACGCATACACCGGAACTGTTACCGCGACACCGAATGATGTAGACGGTGTAGATGAAATCCTTGAAATGACCGCAACTGTTATTCCAAGCACGGCATCAGAGCTTGTTACGGATAAGCTGAAAGTCGTTGATAACAACGATGGAACATTCACTGTAACAGTGGTGGGGTAAAAAGCCTATCGGACGAGCAATCGACCGCACCGGTAGGCGAGGATGAACGGTCGATAGCAGAACTTGAAGCAATAAGATAAGCAACAATGGGGCGGTGGCAACACTGCCCCTTGCCAATATAGGGCAGAAAGGCAAGGTAAAACATGAAAGTTAAATTAGGTGGAAAAGAATATACAATTCAGTTTGCAACAAGACCATCATTAAAAGCACATATCTTACAGGATATTATGAAGACGCAGGACATGGAAGATATTTCTTCTATGGAAGATATTCTTCTTGAAACACTTCCTAAGACACTTCTTGTGGGATTGCAGATGCATCACAATGACGAATTTGGATATGATTACAAAACAAACGAAGGCTACGACGATCAGCTTGAGAAGGTGTCCGACATTCTCTATGATGCGATTGATACAAACGAGATTAACTGCATGGATTTATTTGCTGATATGCAGGAGGAAATGATGACAAACGGTTTTTTAGCACAGATGATGGAGTCGTTGGAGAAAGCACAGGCACAGGAGCAGGAGAAGAAAAAGACCCCATCCAAAGCGAAAACCAAGAATTAACATGGGAATATTACGTTGCGGAAATCCGTCCATTTTACCTTATGGTAACGAAAGGCTACGGATTTTCCGTTGATGATATAGATATGATGAATCCAGCGTTGCTTAAGCCTTATGTGGATGCATATAAGGCAGAATGGAAGCAACGCGATATGGAAATGTATATGTGGTTTGGCAGATATGCAACGTCAGCATTTGTGACCGCAATAGACGCGACATTCGGCAAGGGTAATAGTAAGTACGTGAAAGAAACTTGCTATGATTCCATCGAAAAGCATAATACGGACGATCCAGATGCAGAAATACGAGAAATGCTTAAGGCGGAAGAAGCATGGGCGGCTGAATCAAGGAAATCACATTTACCAAAGCCAAAGATAGTTTAAGAAAAGAGGTATTGCTATGTCAGTAATTATCGGAAGTGCTAGACACGATGAACACGGAAATTGCTATTCTGGTGGAAAAGCCGGAGACCAGACCGGACAGGAAGTGTCTACACAGAAGTTTTACAACCATTCTAAGGGATGGAATGTGTTAAGAGCAAAGGATAATAAAGTTGCGGAGAAGTTAGCTGAAGCTATGCAGATTGCATCTGACAATAAAAATATCGGCTATGACCAATCGGGACGCTACGGAGTCATTAAACATGGCATCAACACAAAGGTCAAGACGGAATGCGATTGTTCGTCCCTTGTACGTGCCTGTATTATCTATGCATCCGGTAAGGATGTGGGAGATTTCAATACATCCAATGAACGACCGGTAATTTTGAAATCCGGTTTGTTTGATGATATGGGTTCTTATCATGCCGGTTTTATTCTTCGCAACGGAGATATTCTTGTGACACGCACAAAAGGTCATACAGTGATTGTTGTAAGCGGTGCGAAGAAAAGCAAAGCCAAGTATTATCAGAAGTATACCGGAAATTCCGGTTCAATCGTAGAAGCATTAAAAGCGGTTGGGGAAGATGATGTGTCGAAAGAACATCGAGCGGAAATCGCAAAAAAGAACGGATTTTCCAATTTTAAGTTTACATCAGAGGAAAATTCAAAAATGCTTTCTCTTCTGAAAAAGGGAAAACTGAAAAAGTAATTCAAGGGCGGTAGGGGTCAAATCTTACCGCCCTTTTAACCGGCTATCAATGTGGAAGATAGCCGCTAACCTAAAAAAGTTATAGGAAGTTGGTGGATAAATGGAATTAGAGTCTCTTGAAATAAAAATCCAAGCACAGGCACAACAGGCAAGCGGTCAGATAGATGCGCTTGTGACAAGGCTTGGGAGATTATCTTCCGCGCTTTCTGGACTTAGTACCGGGAATCTGAATAGTCTTTCCACAGGGGTAAACCGACTTGCAGGGGCAATGACGGCAATGCGTGGAATTGACACACGGACTTTTTCCGCAGTCGCAAGAAACGTAAGCAAATTAGGCTCCATCAACAGCAAACAGATTAATGCTGCGGCTGGTTCTATGCGTCAGATTTCCAATGCATTAAAAGGGATTTCTGGAATGTCAGCATCTGTTAAGGGTCTGACCGAACTTGCATCTGCAATCAAACAGCTTGGCTACCAGAGTTCCACCAAGGCGATTGAAAATATTCCGAAACTTGCAGTTGCTATGCGACAGCTTATGTCTGAACTGTCGAAAGCCCCTAGCGTGAGCCGGAATATTATTGACATGACAAATGCATTGGCAAAATTATCACGTACCGGTGGAGCGGCAGGAACAGCGGCAAAGAGTATAACAAGCTCATTTAGCGGATTTAGTTCAAGTGCATCCATGGTAACAAAGAAGTCATTTTCCCTTGCGTCAGCAATCGGAAAAGTGTATGCAACTTACTGGACTTTGTTCCGAGGATTTAGGCTACTTGGAGATGCCATTGACATATCATCTTCACTGACAGAGGTTGAGAACGTTGTAAGGCAGACATTCGGGCAGTATGAAAGCCTAATTAACAATTTCGCAAAAACATCCATTGAAAAATTTGGTATGTCTGAACTGTCTGCAAAGCAGTTCGCAAGTCGTTTCCAAGCTATGGGAACTGCCCTTGATATTCCGCAAGGGCAAATGGCAAAAATGTCTATCCGGTTGACAGAATTAGCCGGAGATATGGCTTCATTCTATGATGTGAGTCAAGAAGATATTGCCAAGAGTCTGCAATCTGTATTTTCCGGTACTACGGCACCTATGCGGCGTTATGGTATCGACTTGACGCAGGCAACATTAAAGGAATGGGCGTTAAAGCAAGGGCTTGATGCAAACATTTCCTCAATGACGCAGGCTGAAAAAGCTATGTTGCGTTATCAGTATGTGCTTGCGCATACAACCAATATCACCGGGGACTTTGCACGTACAGCAGATACGTGGCACAATCAGATAACCATGCTTAAGGAGAACTTCAAAGCGCTTGGAGCGGTTGTTGGTGGTGGTTTAATCAATGCATTTAAGCCATTTATCAAGGTGCTTAATGCAGTTTTGCAGAAGGTGATTTCTTTTGCAGAGATGGTAACAAATGCTTTAGGTTCTATCTTCGGATGGAAGTATGAAGCAAGCAAAGGGGCAGGAATCAGCGGTCTTGCTGATGATATTGGAAGCGCATCTGACGGCATGGACGATTTAAGCAATGCCGCAGGAAACGCAGGGAAAAACACGGGTGGTATCGCAAAAAATGCCAAGAAAGCAAAAAAGGAAATCCAACAGGCAACTCGTGCATTTGATGAATTAAAGGTTATTTCAAAACAAAGTAAAGATAATACTTCCGGTTCCGGGAATAAAGGTTCTGATTCTGGATCTGGTTCAGGTGCTGGTGGCGGCACCGGTGCTGATGGTGGATTAGTTCAGACGGACACCATCTTTAAGAAATTCAAAAGCAAAATCAAAGACCTTGAACAGTTGGGAGAGTCTATTTCCGGTGCGTTAATTAACGCAATGAAAAAAATTAAATGGAAAAAAGTGTATGCAAAAGCTGAAGGTTTTGGAAGGGGATTAGCCAAATTCCTTAACGGACTATTTAAAGGGCAAAAAGGAACAACGCTTTTCGGAGAAACCGGAAAACTGATCGCAAATTCATTAAACACGGTGCTTCATGGATTGGATTCGTTTGGAACGACATTTAATTGGAAGCAATTTGGAAATTCAATCGCAGACGGAATAAACAAGTTTTTCCAAAACTTTGACTTTGCATTATTGGCTAAAACGCTTAATTCGTGGGCGCAGGGCGCGTTTGATACAGTTACGACGGCATTAAGTAAAATTTCCTGGAAGGATGTTTGGAACGGAGCAAAGGAGTTTTTAAGCAACTTAGACGTAAAGACGGTTGGAATTATCATCGGTGCGTTGACAATCAAAAAAATCCTTGGATTGCATCTTGCAAAAACCGCACTTGATATAATCGGAACTTCCATTTCAAAAGCAATAGCTGGTTCACTTGCATCAAGGCTTGGCGTTGAAATTGCGGCAAATGAGGGAATCTCGGCAGTATTGTCTACCGCTTTGTCAAAAAAAATAGGTGGGGCGTTTGCTACACTTGGAACAACTGTTTCAGCTGGTGTCAAAGCTTTATTCGGTAGCGGTGCGGCAGAGAGCGCACTTTCTTTTATCAGCCCGGTAGCAAAAGCTATAACCGGGATTGGCTCTGTTGCGATTGGCGCATTTACTGCAATATCAAACTTTGTGACCATGTTAAAGAACGGATTCAGTTGGCTTAATGAAGCACTTATGCTTGTCGGAGTTACGATTACGGCAGTCGGAGCGGTTATTTTAGGGGTAGCGGCAGCACCTGCAGCGATTACCGCAGGAATAGTAGCCGGTGTTGCAACGGCGGCTGTAGTAGTCAAGGATCATTGGAAAGAAATAAAAGGAATTTTCTCAAAAGCAGGAGATTGGTTTAATACTAATGTGATTAATCCAATAAGCGGTTTTTTTAAGGGATTATGGGAATCTGTTTCCGGTTTTTTCTCTTCTTTATGGAAAGATATATCCGGTGTATGGAAAACAGTTTCTGGATGGTTCAATACTAATGTTATAACTCCTATTGTTTCATTTTTCCAAGGATTTTCGAAAAGAGTTGGTCAAATCTTTGAAGGATTGTGGATCATTGTCAAGGCTGTATGGATTGTTGTTTCTGATTGGTTTAAATCAAAGGTAATAGAGCCAATAAAGAAGAATTTTGAATTATTGAAATCGGCAGTATCAACTGCATTCAAGGTTCTATGGACAACTGTAAAATCGGTATGGGCGGTGGTTTCCGGTTGGTTTAAGGAGCATGTTACAACACCTATCAAGAATGCTTTTAGCTCAGCAAAAGAATCTATTCAGAAAGCTTTTAGCGCGGCAAAGACAGCGGTAACCGGGGCGTGGAATAGTGTTTCTAGTTGGTTTAAAGAACATGTAACCACCCCGATAAAAAATGCTTTCTCGAAGATGAAAGAAAGTGTAGCTGAAATATTCAGCAAATTATGGAATAGCGTGAAAAGTGGTGTTGCCGGGGCAATGAACACCGTAATTTCAAGAATTGAAACAGCAATAAATTCATTGATCGGTGGAGTGAATACCGTTTTGAGAGGGTTCAACAGTGTTGTTTCTGCGGCGGCTAAAGTAGCAAAGGTAAAGTGGAGCGGAGTCGATCTTGTGCCGAAAGTGAGCCTACCTAAAGTAAAGGCTTATGCAACGGGCGGTTTTATGGATAAATATAGCATAGCAACAGTTGGAGAAAATGGACTTCCGGAAATTATGGGAACAGTCGGAGGTAAGCCAGCGGTCGCAGGAAGCCAAGAAATTACCGGAATCAAAGATGCTATCAATTCAACATCTGCGCAAGAGGTTTCCTTACTGCGACAACAAAATCAGTTATTACAAGCTATTTTACAGAAAAATTTCGGAATTACTACAAACGACATAGGAAAAGCTGCAAGGGATTATGGTAGAGAACATTACAATCGAACCGGAGACAATGTATATGTTTTTTAGTGACTTCTATAATAGAACGTGATATAATTCTAAATAAATCATATCACAAGAAAGGAGTCATTATGAGAAACACAAAAAAATTATTAGTAGCGATGGGATTGGCATTTGCCGTTTTGATTTCGGCTATGCCAATCCAAAATGCAGATGGGGAACAGATTGTTGCACAGGCGGCAACTATCAAATTAAGCAGAAAGACTCTTAATTTAAAAATTGGAGAATCCGCAACATTAAAGATAAGCGGAATGAGGAAAACTGCTAAATGGAGTAGTGGCAATAAATATGTTGCTTCTGTAAACAAGTCTGGAAAAGTTCTGGCGGTTGGAGAAGGAACAACGTACGTAAAGGCAAAAATTGCAAAGAAAACGCTTTCTTGCAAAGTTACCGTCACTTCTTCCTTTAATGCGAACAAGGTAAAGAAAAACATCTCAATTGAATACCAAGATAGTGGCCATGGAGTTGTTGCTATCTTGAAAAACAACAACAAGGTAAATGTTGATCTGGACGCAAAACTTGTATACTACAAAAACGGTAAAATGCTGGATAGCAAAAGCGATTGTAACAGAGCTTTTGAATCCGGTAAGGAATGTGTTCTTTATTTTGACGCACCGAGCGATTCTGATTATAACGATGTTTCTTATGATAACTATAAAATGTCGTTGAGTGTTGATGAAGCAACAAATGCTGTTTGTGATGTTCGCAATATAATGGTTCAATCGGACATTGGAGCAGATAATGTTACGGTTGAAGCTACAAACGATTCCGGAAAAGATTTTTCATTTGTGAAAATTTCTTGCGTAATGTATGATGCATCTGGCAACTTGATTAAATATGATTATCATTATGCAGAATGTGAAAAGAATGGAGATACAGATTATTTTTCATTTAGTTTTCCGTACGATTCAAATTACGATACGATCTATCCGAGCAGTTATAAGATATATGTTGATGAAGCATATACATATACTTGGTTACAGTAAAAATTGAAAGATAAATGATACTTAAGCCGTGGAAACACGGCTTATTTTAATTCCAAAATCGGATTGACACAAAATCAAAAACAGTCTATCCTTATTACTAAGGAAACAAACTTATCCGTGAAGATGCGGATTACTTACTTGAACGCCATACTGTACGAAAGAGGAAACCAATGTGATTTCACAAGTGGCTTCCTCTTTTTTATTCAGATAAAAATGTATGGAGGTAGACACGAATGAAAAAATCACAACTTATGCTTAAGATTCAAAACAGCATTGAGGTATTTGAGAATCCAATATTCGGACAGATTAGAATGGTCATGGTCGATGATGAACCATGGTTTGTTGGAAAGGATATATGCGAAGTATTTGGAGATACGAATTACAGAAGAAGCCTTTCAAATATTGATGATTCTGATAAGGGTGTGTCACAAATTGATACTCCCGGTGGAAAACAAAGAATGACGGTTGTTAATGAAAGCGGTTTGTATTCCTTGCTCTTTCAGATGCAACCACAGAAAGCAAAGGGTGTGTCACAAAACGACTCCCTTATAAACGAAAGAAAAGAAAAACTTCATAAGTTCAAACGTTGGGTAACATCCGAGGTACTCCCTACAATACGTAAAACAGGTGGGTATGTCAATAATGATGAATTATTTATTTCCACTTACCTACCATATGCGGATGAAAACACTAAGCTAATATTTTCACAGACATTAAAAACTGTTAGAGAGCAGAACGAAACCATTAAAAGGCAGAAGAAAGAAATCATCCATAAGGAAGATGTTATTATCGGACTCGTTGATGATATTGACTTGGCAACCAAGAGACAGCGGATAACACAGATTGTCCGTTTCGGTGCCGATGGAAAGTATCAAGAACGCTATTCATTGCTTTATGGAGAATTTGAAAGGAAATATCACTGCAACCTTAAATCAAGGATGGAAGGGTGCGCACTCAAACCGAAAGTAAGAAACAAGATGGATTATATCGACAGGGAAATGGGAATGATTCCGCAGTTGTACGAAATCGCTTGCAAACTTTTTGAAAACGATGTAGAAAAGCTGAAATCTGAATGGGAATCAGTAGTAGCTTAAAATTTAATTAAATGGATAGCATCTGCCAAACGGTAGGTGCTATTTTTATACCCATTTTTAGGAGGTAAACGATGGGATATGGCGGATATTTAGTAAAGTTTGGCAATTATACCATACCGAACAGTTTAATAAAGCAGGACACGTTTAGTTCCTATGTAAATATGCAGGACAAAGACCCTTGGACGGATGAAAACGGATATGAGCATCGTGATGCCGTGGAACTGAAAGCCTTAAAGGTTGAGTTTGAAACCAAAGCCATGCTGACCGAAAAGCAGTTTGATGATTTTTGGAAGAATATTGAAAAGAACTATACCAAGGCAAAAGAGCGCGGTGGCTATATCACGGCATATGTGCCGGAAAAACGCGGATATGTGACACAGTACGGATATATCGCTGATATTCAGCCTACGTTCTATTCTGTAGCACATGGGAAGATAAAATATGACCCAATCAAATTTTCGTTTGTAGGTGGTGTATATGATAAATAGCAGTTTGAAAGAAAAGTATTGGGATTCCTCGACAGATAAACAGATGGTCATATCTGTTGTTGGAACGAATCAGAAAATAGACAATTCGATGCTTGAAATCGGTACGTTTGCGCTCGAAGAAAGTCTTTGTTCGGAATCTGAATTAAAGTTTGGAGCGTGCGAAGCAAATTGCGTAAAATTCACAGCACGAAACACCGCAGGAAACATTATTGGAAAGACAATCTCTATCGAAGAAACGATTGGTGGAGATAGCGAAAATCCGATGCCATACGGAGTTTTTAAGGTTACATCCGATGTTCCTACGGCTGACCGTACAAAACGGCAGATTACGGCATATGACGCTATGTACGACATTATCAATACGGATGTAAAGTCTTGGTATGCAGGACTTAGCTTTCCAATGACACTTAAGCAGTTCCGTGATAGCTTTTTTGCACATCTTGGAATTGCGCAAGTCGAAACGAGCCTTGTCAATGATTCCATGACGGTCAATAAGACGATTGTAGCCACACAGACGGACGATTCAAGCGCAGTCACAGAAGAGTCCGCTATCAGCGGAAAAACGGTTGTGACGGCAATCTGTGAGATTAACGGATGCTTTGGAAATATCAACCGAGAGGGAAAGTTTGAGTATGTCTTTCTGAAAGCAATCACAAGCGCACTTTATCCGGCAGAAGATTTATTTCCGTCTGACAATTTATTTCCGTCTGATGCAAACACAGAATCCATGACCGGACACTATATCACGTTTGATTATGAAGACTTCAAAAGCAAGGCAATCACGCAACTTGAAATCAAGACAAGCGAAGATAATGCAGGTGCTATTGTTGGAACTGCTGGAAACAACTATTCGATTACAGGAAACTTTCTTGTATCAGACAAGACCGGAGCAGAGCTGGAACAGATTGCAAATAACCTATTGCCTATTATGGCACAGGCGGCATACACACCGATTAAAAGTTGCACCTGTGTCGGAAATCCATGTCTGACACTTGGGGAACCAATCCGATTCAATACCACGAGAGAGATTGTTGAAACGTATCTATTGCAACGCACTTTAACCGGAGTACAAAGCAAGAGAGATTCGATTTCGGCACAGGGCACGCAGACACACTCTGCAAAGGTTAATTCTATCAGAGATACGATTGAAAGCGTGGAAAGACGTACCGGAAAGTTAGAGAGGAACGCAGACCATCTTCAATCCACGTATGAGGATTTAGAGGAACAGACAAACTCTAAGTTTGAACAGACCGCGAAAAGCATTTCCGCAGAAGTCGATCGTGCACAAAAAGCGGAAGGGCAATTAGACGCGTCATTAGAATTGAAATTGGGCAGGGATGAGAACGATCAAGTTATTTCCATGATCAATGCCAGTGCCGACCAGATTATGCTTCGTGGAAACAGGCTCATAATTGAAAGTAACAACTTCCAGCTTGATGGTAACGGACGAGTGTCAATTATTGATTCGTTGAATTTTATTGCAACCTCGATTGGTGATGATATTGTAATTATTGGACTCGATGCAAGAGGAAGGCCAATGCTGCAAAACATACGCATTGACCTAAACTCTGTAACAGATCAAGATGGAGTAGCCATAGGAGATCATGCGAGTACGGCAGATCATGCGACAACCGCAGATTCTGCAACAACCGCAGAAAGTGCAAGACAGTGCATAATGGCATCAACTGCATATTATTTAAAAGGCATTGGAATAAGTGACTATGTACAAATTTCCGGCAACGGAAATTTAATCCCAAGTTCTAGTTCTGTGTACTGTGGAACTAACCCCAATCCATTTGCCGGAGGGTATTCTTCCGGTGGTTGGAAAACAACGTCTGATGGCAGAAAGAAAAAGGATTTTCGAAAACTGTTAGAGGATGATCGGTTTGAGAGATTTTTTGAGTTGCTGCAACCGATGGAATATCGGCTCATAGAAAATGACGAGAAAATGCACATAGGATTTGTTGCACAGGATGTTGAACAGGCAATGACGGATTGTGATATATCTGAAAATGAGTTTTACGGACTGGAACATGCGGTATTCTCCGAAAAAGATTTTGAATCTAATGAGGAATGGGAAAAATTCTTAGAGCAGAATGGTGGCGCAAATGATATGTATACATTGTGCTACCAAGAGTTTATTGCGCTTAACACTGCCATGATACAGAAACTGCAGAACAGGTGTAACGATTTTGAACGCAGACTATCCGCATTAGAAAGGAAGTGATTAGATGGCATATCAGAAAATCTATAGCCGCGAATATTGGGAGAACCTTCCAAGCGAAAAGACCGCAATTAATCGAAATAGGCTGAACAACATAGAGGGCGGCATTGATGCAATCGACGATCGTGTGTGCGCACTTGACACCACGAAAGTTGACTTGACCAAAGCTAACGAGCTTGTAGAGGAAATCCTTTGGAATGAATCCAACGGTACGCTTACGGTCGTTAAGATGAACGGTTCCAAGGCGGTCATTGATACTAAATTGGAAAAGTTGGCAGTCAACTTCACATACAATCCGCAAACACAACAATTAGTAATCACGCTTGACGATGGCACGGTACAGAACGTGGATTTATCATCTCTGATTACAGAGTATGGGTTCTTGGACTCTGATACGATTGCATTTGCAATCGGAAGTGACGGTAAGGTGTCCGCAATCGTGAAAGAGGGCAGTATTGAAGAAAAACACTTGCGCCCGGATTACCTTGCAGACATTAAGGTTGAATCTGCAAAGGCTGTAAATTCTGCAACTAATGCAAAAACATCCGAAACCAACGCTGCAAAATCCGCCACAGATGCCAAGGACAGCGCAGACCGAGCGCAGGAAATCGAAAACGAGATTAACAAGAAACTCACGATGGCAGAATTTGACGTGAATGAGGATGGGGAGTTGATTTACACGGACAATGCAGCATATAACTTTGTCGTTGACAATGACGGAAATTTAAACTGGGAGGTGGCTTAAATGGCTATAGCAGGAAGAGTAGCAATTGTGCCAAAGGGCGATTGGAGCGCAGATGCTACATATAAGAGATTGGATGCAGTGACTTATAACAATACGCTTTATTTCGCGAAAAAAGAAGTTCCGGTAGGAACGGCAACAAGCAATACGGAATATTGGTCGAAATCGATTGTGGGTGGTGCTGGTGGTGTTGCTACGGCTGATGAAGCCGGTGTGGTAAAGCCAGCAGATGGACTTACAGTTGCGGAAGATGGAACCCTTAAGGTCAGCATTGATGGAACAACACTCACAATGGATCAGGTCAACAATGTTATCAAGTTGGCTGACACTTTAAAAGATAAAATCAATGGTGCGTTCCCAGCTGCAAACTTAATCAACAACCTTACCACTACAGAAGCGGGATTCGGGCTGGATGCCCGACAGGGAAAGGCTTTGGATGATAAAATCACTGAAATAAACGGCAGTTTAAACGACTCGAATAATTTTAAGTTCAGAAAAATAATCAATAATTGGTCTTCAGCATCGCAAGTATCTGATGGGTGTGGAATATACAGAGTATTCACAATAGAAGATAATTTTTATAATTCAATGTCTAAACACGTAACGGCTTTCAAAAATGTTGGCGATTACTCACTTATTATATTTTCGTGGAATGGTTTAGAAACTTTAAATTATGGTATTGGGTTACTTGCAAGTCCACGAAGTACCACTTTTTGTTTGGTACAAGTTTGGGCTGGGGTTTTTAATTTATATGATATTTAATCTTTATTCTGCTGTTAGATATGTGAAACAAAATTATGATTACGGCAGAGTAAAACTTAGATCGAGGCAAATGCAATACCTGAAAACCGTAAAATTTGTTTTTTACTTTCTGGGATATGGGATCGAATTAAAATGTTAATCCTACCATCCATATAAAAAACACCGGTATAACTCATTCCATCTTCATCTATTGCAGTAAAATACGTGTTAAATAATGGCAGTACAGAGCATTTCAATATGGTATTATCGGTATAGTTTTTTGCATTTGTAAAATCTATATCAATTTCGCCACTTAATAATATCCACCTTTTTTGTATCAGGCTACATCTGCTTCGGTCTGCTGTTACAAAATTATGGTCCACAATAGAAAGTGTTTTTATTTCGCACTCTTTTAAACTGCCGTTTAAGAAAATATATCGAACAAATATTCGAACGTAACTTATAAACCATTTTTATCATAGAAAGGAATAAAAAATTATGGATAAAATTATTTTGAAAGATCAGACCAGCTTTGAGATTGCCGATGGGGCAAGCCTTGGAAACATCCAGATCAAAGCCGAGAACTTCGAAGCCATTAAAACGATCACGGACGCTTTTGCAGAGAACAACCTTGCGGAGGTAACATTTACACACAACGATGCAGTGTCGGGGAAATATACCGATCTGAAATCCGATGGGTTTACATATATGCCGAACATGGGCGAAGATGGCGCTGAAGATGGTACATACACCGTAACGGTCAGCTTGAGGACTAAGACAGAGATGGAGAAAGCAATCGATGAGTTGAAAGCCGGGCATGAGTCCAATGCCGGAGCAATTCAGGATCTTGCAGATATGGTAGCAGGAGGTGAAGCATAATGGTTAAATTTTACGTAAGACGTATTCTGGTAGACAAGAAAATGACGATTGATGAAGTGCCGATGCGTTGGCGCGCAAAAGTGCAAGAAGAGATTGAGAAACAGCTTTCCGCTTCTCTGCAATGACATTTCCTGTCGAAATTTGCGACCGAAAAATGTTGAAATCATGCATATTACAGTGATACTATGGACTTGTCCGAAAGGACGCTTCAAGTTCTGGCATGGGTGGGGTTTGGCATGGCTCCGCCCATAATTGGGGATTGACTATGCCGAACACACGTTCTATAATTACTTTGTTGGTACATAATAGTTTATGATTGGAGGTTTTTTATGTCGGGAGAAGTAAAAACAGAAGAGACTTATAAAGAAGAAATTATAACTATGATAAAAGAAATTGAAGACTATAAGATGTTAAAAATTTTGCATGGATTTGTAAAAGCTGGTTTAAAAGAAGAAAAAGCAGGGCATTGAACCAATGTCATTAAGTTAAGATGACCAATCAAGATCTTAGCATCAGAAATGATGCTAGGGTCTTTTTATTTTGTAATAAATGCTTGACATATGATTCGAAATGTGCGGCCGCTTTCGCTATTGAATGATAATGAGGTAGCGAAAGCGGCCCTTGTAATTAAGAACATCTTGATTGCAAGGAGGTAACGCATATGAGCAATTATATTAATCAAGTTTCAGATTCTCTAAAGAATCATATTTCGGAATTAGCTAACAATCCATGTTTATTTCTTCGAAACCCCAATGTCGATTTCTCTCGAAAACGGAAAATTGATTT